ACAAGACCGGCGGCGACGACAAGCAGCCGCTCGTTTGCTAAGGACCTAGATCATGACCAAGACCCCCCAGGCGGAAAAATGCCTGACCCATTACGGCGACCTGCTGGCCAAAGCCTTCGGCGTCCCGGTTAACGCACTGGCCAAGCAGTTTTCGGTCAGTGAGCCCATGGAAATGGTGCTGCGCAAAGCGCTGCTCGAATCCACCGAGTTTCTCGGCATGGTCACCTGCCTGGATGTCGATCAGATCGCGGGCCAGGTGGTACAAGTCGGGGTCGGTGGCCTCTACACCGGCCGCAAGGTTGAGGGCCGCTTCAAGCGCTCCGCCGGTGTAGATGGCAACAAGTTTGCCCTGGCCGAGACTGATTCGTGTGTGCGCATCGACTGGTCCACCCTCTGCACCTGGGCCAACGCGGGCTCTGAGGGCCAGTTCGTCCAGCTGATGAGCGAATTCACCAACCAGTCCTTTGCCCTGGATATGCTGCGGGTGGGGTTCAACGGCACCCACGTTGGCGCCAACTCCGATCCTGATACCTACCAGCTCGGTGAGGATATCAATATTGGCTGGCAACAGCTGGCACGAAACTGGAACGGCGGCTCCCAGATCATCACTGCCGATGCCGACGATAAGATCTATTTCGACCCGGATGGCGCAGGGGATTACAAGACCCTGGATGAAATGGCCTCCGATCTCATCAATACCACCATTCATCCGGCGTATCGCAATGACCCGCGCCTGGTAGTGCTGGTCGGTACCGATTTGATCGCCGCCTCCCAGGCCAAGCTCTACAGCGAGGCCACCAAGCCGACCGAGCAGATCGCCGCCCAGAAGCTGGACAAGTCCATTGCCGGCCGTCCCGCCTTCGTGCCGCCCTTCTTCCCAGCCAATGGCATGTGGGTCACCACCTTGGCCAACCTGCACATCTACACCCAGCGCAATACCCGCAAGCGCAAGGCCGCCGACAACGACGACACCAAGGGCTTTGAAAACAGTTACTGGCGGATGGAAGGCTATGCCATCGGCGATTACCTGGCATTCGGCAGTTACGAAGAAGCGGACGTGGAGATTGGCGCACGCCCCGTCGCGCCGGTAAGTGGCGAACCGGCCCCAGAAGACGAAGCGGCGTAAGGACTGACCATGAAATTGACCCCGGGCATGCGTCACAAACAGCGTCATTTGGCTGTGCAAGCCACCGCCAAAGCGGCGCAAACCGGCAACGCCACCGGCATGGTGGCCAACAGCCTGCACTTGCAGCTCGTGGCCCTGGAGCAGGACATGAAGCGGCTCAAGTCCATGGCCCGGCTCAGCGACAAGGTCGAGCTCAAGCGCACCGAGCTGCTGCCCAAGTACCGCCCCTATGTGGAGCAGTACTTAGGCCTGGCGGCGCTCGGAACCGTGTACCAGAACCCACTGTTTCAACACCTCATCATCTGGGCGTTTGACGTGGACGACCTGGAAACCGCCGTTACCTGGGCGCTACTGGCCATTGAGCAGAACCAACGCACCCCGACTTACATCAAGCGCGACTGGAGCCATTTTACCGCTGACACCGTGCTTACCTGGGCGGAAGAACAAGCGGCCATGGGGCATGCGGTCGAACCCTGGTTCTCCCGGGTGTTCGACAAGGTGCGCAGTGAATGGCGCCTCAACGAGCAGGCCACCGCCAAGTGGTACAAGCTGGCCGGTTGCCTGCTCTTGCGGGACAAAGACGGGGTACCGCGCCCCAGTGCTATGGCGGACAGCGCCGCGCTGGAGCAGGCCGACCACTGGCTGGCCCTGGCCGAGAAGACCCACCACAAGGTGGGGGTGGGTACGCTGCGCAAGAAAATTGAAATGCGCTTGCGAGCGCTGGCCGCCGAGTAACAAACCCTACGCCACCGCGCCCCGGCGGGGATGAGCCAGGCAACCCAGGTTCGCCTTGTGCTCGATTCCGTGGCTTCAGGGGCGCCCTATTTCGACGAAACAACCTGGCGAGGGCGAGCATGATTTCAGGACGTGAGATCACCTACAGCAACACCGTGGTGACCAACAACGGGTTTTGGCCGGATGTGTCCGCCGCCGATTTTGAGCAGCGCCGCAACACCCCGGCCGAACAGGACCCGGGGGCAATCGCCGCGGCCCTGCTTGTGGCCGTGACCGAGATCAACGATCAGCTCGCGACCTTCCAGGCAACCCAGCAGGCCAAGGGCTACCTCAGCGCCGCCGAGGTGCCGGGCTATCCGTCCATTGAGGGCGGCAACAACGGTCTGTTCGAGCTTTACCTGTGCGCCGTGTTCGCCCGGGCCAAGGCGCAGCTGTTGCCCGAGTTCGCCACCGTGACCGAACGGGAAGCCGGCAAAGACTTGGCCGAACGCTCGCACGACGCCCGCCAGCAGCTGCTGGCTGAAAGTCAGTTTGCGATCCGGGCCATCAAGGGCAAGCGGCGCACCGGGGCCGTACTGATATGAGCGCCCCCTTGGCACCGCCCGAGGGCTGGCTGGCCGCCCTGCACCGCGAGCTCCACCGCATCTTGCCGGCAAAGCTCCACGCCCAGCTCGATAGCTGGATGGTGGATGGATCCATTGAGTTGTCCCCAAAGGACCAGGGCCCCGGCGGCACGGTAGTGGGTTACGCGAGTTACACCGCGGTATTTTCCATTGAAGAGCTGCCGTTTCGCCAGTTCCCGCCCCAGTTGCTGCTGGCCGCCGTGGCCACCTGGGTGCAGGAACATGACGAGACCCGCGATGAGCAGGGACTGGACGATCCCACCTACACCGTGACCCCCATCGATGAGCAGGTGGCGGACATGGAAATTTCACTGCCGTTTCGTGAGCCGCTGACCGTGGTGGCCGATCCAGACGGCCCGCTTAACTGGCAAGGCCAGCGCTGGAACGTCGGCCCCTATGAAGTGTGGGTGGCCACCGAGGCTGATATCACCGTGGCTATTGCCCACGATTAACAGGAGTCCCTATGACCGTTCCCTTTGTCGAGGTCAACAACCTCAACCAGATGCAGGGTGAAACCACCGAGATTGAGCGCCATTTCCTCTTCATCGGCAGCGGCGCCACCAACACCGGCAAGCTGCTCAGCATCAACGCCCAGACCGATTTTGATACCGCGCTTGGCAGCGTGGATACCCCGCTGAAACTCAACCTCATGGCGGCCCGCGACAACGCCGGCCAGAACTGGACGGCAGCCGCCTTTGTGCTGCCCACCGACATGGACTGGATGGACGCGGTGCGCGCGGCACAAGCCACCCAGTCGTTTGAAGCCGTGGTGGTACTCGAACAAGTGTGGGATGAAGCGGCCATCAACGCCGCCGAAGCGCTCAACAAAGAGCTGCTGGCCACCTACTCGCGCTGGACCTTTATGCTGCTGGCCGTGCAGGGCATTCGGGCCGAAGACGACACCGAGGATGAGACCCTGCTGGCTCAGGGCTGGGCCGATTACGAGGCCGAGCTGGCCGCCCTGCAAGATGGCATCGCCGCGCCATCGGTAGGCCTGGTGCCCATGCTTTGGCCCAACCTCATCGGCATCTATGCCGGGCGCCTGTGCAACCGGGCGGTGAGCATCGCCGACAGCCCGTGCCGGGTCAAAACCGGCGCCCTGGTCGGCCTTGGCGATACCCCGGTGGACATGGACGGCATCGCACTGCCGCTGGCCACCCTGGTGACGCTTTCCACCAACCGGCTGTCGGTGCCTATCTGGTACCCAGACTATGACGGCGTGTATTGGTCCGACGGCATGCAGCTTGATGCCGAGGGCGGCGATTACCAGGTAATTGAAAACCTGCGGGTCGCCTACAAGGTCAGCCGCCGGATGCGCCTGATTGCCATCCCGCGCCTGGGGGATCGCAGCTTCAATTCCACCCCGACCTCTACCGCCGCAAACATCGTCTATCTGGGCAAGCCGCTGCGTGAAATGTCACGGGTCACCACCATCAACGGCCAGCCGTTCCCGGGCGATATCAGCCCGCCCCGTGATGGCGATATCACCATCACCTGGGTCAGTAAAACCAAGGTGTCCATCTACGTGGTGGTGCGCACTGTCGATTGTCCCAAGGGTATCTCCATCAACATCATCCTCGACACCAGTCTGACCTCGGAGGCCAGCGCATGAGCGGCAGCAAACGCATTTCCGGCATGAACATCGATGTGACCTTGCTCGGGGTCGATGTGCAGGCCAGCAAGGTGACCCTCACCATCACCGACAACACCGCCGTCTCCCCCACCGGCGGGGTGCCGGATGGCTTTGTCGATGGCGACGTGACGGCCGAGATTGAATACGAGTTCACCACCAAGTATCTGGGCTTCCTGCTCGATGCCGCCCGCAGTAACGGCAGCTTTCGCGGCATCGAGCCCGATGATTGCCTGTTCTACGCCAAGGCTGGTGAGCAGGAGCTCAAGATCGAGGTGTTCGGCGTGAAGCTCATCATGACCGACCTGCTCGACTCGGACTCCCAGGGCGGCAGCGCCCTGGTGCACAAGATCAAGGGCCTGGTCACCTCGCCGGAGTTCGTGCACATCAACGGGATCCCGTACCTGTCCGACGACGACACCCGCCACCTGCTGGGGTAACCGATGCCGTATCGAGACACCGCACTCTGGGAGAGCCTGACCGCCTGGCTTGCCGGGCACTGGCCGACCGTTTACGCCGTGGCGCTGGCCGTGTTGACCGCCTGGCTGCGCATCACCTATGGCGGCGGCACCGGCCGCGCCCGCACCCTGGAAATGCTGCTGTGCGGCGCCATCACCCTGGCTGCCAGCAGCGGCTTTACCTGGGTGGGGATACCCAGTCAGGCCGGCGGCTTTGTCGGCGGCATGATTGGCCTGCTCGGGGTCGATACCCTGCGCG